TGTTGGTAGTGTGGTTGTATTGTCGTATGGGTTAATAGTATAAGATACTTCTGGGTTAGCAAAAGCACCAGATTTGTGATCTGGTCTGCAGAGCCTAAACGTTACTACTGTTGCTTGATCTTCACCAATTGTTCCAACAACAGTTTCACCAACCTCAAATACACCAGTTACATTTTCAACTTCAACCAGTTTGGGAACAGAATCAATGCCTCCAATCCCGTCTAAGAACTGATAATATCTCGTGTATGGTTTTAGACCAATTGCATTGAAAGCAACGTTTCTAGACCTCATGAAACGGTCTGCAGTGTTCGAAAGAGTTACTACGATGGTTCCAGTAGAACCTGCTCTTCCAGGATCGGCAACTCTACGAACACCACCATCTGGTGCCCAAATATTTCTAACCCAGAAATCAGATCTTGGGTTAAGAGTTACACTTCCATTATACAAAACAACGTTGAATGGATTGACATTCTCAACCTTAGTAGCATGTGGAACACCAAGATAATCTTCTTCGGAATACTTAAGTGTAACAAGTTTTCCAGTTTTTTGAACGTTTCCGTCTAGAAGTGCGAAATCTGTAGAAAGGTCAATTTCATTATCAGGAACACTCTGCTCAGCAGAGAGTAGTGCTCCAATGGTTGTAGCATCCCTAAATGGTCTTAAGATACCATCTTCAGGAAGCATAACCGACTTATCGGTATCAATATTAACAGCATCTCTAAAGTTGTCTGCAAAGAAACCAGATTTGAATCTTGTCAGTCCAGTTGCATCTTGAACCTGCAAAGTTTGAGTTTCAAGTTCGAGAAGTGTTAAGGACGTGGTAGTTTCAAGGTTTTCAATTCTGTCTTCCAATCTACCAATATCACGCATTGTATATCTTCTATTATCCACGACTTGAATAGTCGCATCATCGGGATCAAAAAGATATGCAGGAAGATTTAAAGTTGCAAGCAACATAACATCACCAACCTTTTCAGGTGCTTTTGGTGATCTGTCGGGTACACCCTCAATGTAAGCAAAGTTACCCAGTTTGTCTAAGTAAAGTCTGTCAATTCTGGGTGCATAGAAAGTATATCCAATGACAGAACTTTCATTCGATGCAAGGAGAAGTTTTGGTTGGTCGGTGAATGTTCTGGATTTAAAATCAAATGGGGATGCAGTTGCAGTCGAAGGATCGAAAACAGATACTCTTGGTCTGAAGTCAAGAGAATCGGATGCTCTGAATCCATTTGGACCTATCAGAGGAATATCTTTAGCAAATCTTTCTTCATCATAACTTCCAACTGTAAAGATATCACCCTCATCGTTAGAAGGAACAGTGTAGTTGTCATATACTACATACAATCTTCTATTTGGTTCTGGATAACCATCTTTTCTCACAAGTCTTGCATAATCATAATATTGATCCTTCTGACCTTTATTGAGAATAAATCTATCTGTTACATCAGAATATCTACCAGCACTAAACGATTGAATTTGAGCAACAACATTAGATTCTTGGAATCTAACATTTTCTTGAGTGATAAACCGTTCCCTATTCAAATAAACAACAGTTACTTGATTTGCTGCTTTCGTAACTACCTTACCAATAGCACCAGAATTATCACCAAGGAAGTTTTCACCAACAATAACACTGTTAAGAATGTCTGGGTTAGTGAAGAATGTAAGAGTGTCAAGAGTTACTGCATTTTCATCAATTGCTTGATATACAGCAAATATATTTGCAACATCTGGATAGTTGAGGCAGATTTCTTTATCCTGAACTCTCAGACCATAATATGGGCTCTTGGACAAACCATCATTAATGCTAGTATTGGAGTTTGTTCCAGATTGACTATACTTCGATCTTGTTACTTCTAAAGTTCTTACTCTATTATAAACCTTCTGCTTGTTCTGAACTGATGTCTTGATGACAGTAGCAGTTGCAGTAACATTTGATTGACTGGATCTAAGACCATTAATAGTTACTACGTTGGAAGAAATGGTTACTTGATCACTTCTCAATGGTTCAATATCACCATTGCTGTAAATAACAGAATATCTTTCTTCATCAAATGCCTCAAAAAGAATATCTGTCAGACCAGTAACATCAGATGCTGCAAGTGTTAAGACACCAGAAGCATTAGTTGTCTTTCCAGTAATTTGAACAACTGCTTTCAGCTCAGATCCAGTGAAATCTACAGTAGCAATATTACCATCATCTAATTTTGCGTAGAGAGATCCCTCTTCCTGATTTCTAATTCTACTCTTTCCAAGTTGGAACTGTACGGTTGTATTTGTGCTTGGAAGTGCTCCATTACAGACACCATCAACATTTCCAAGAGCTTGAAGTGTCATGAAGGTTCCACCAACAGACACAGAAGAAACTCTGTTAAATGTTACTACAGATAATCCATCTCTTTGATATTTTACGATATCACCAACTTTGAAATTGGCAAAATTATTTCCTGGGGATGTTGTTACACCAGCAGTATTAATCGTAATAGTATCGGTTACATTAAAGTTTGTTGGAATGCCAAAATCAAGTTTTACATCTGCTAAAAAGTCAGTGCTATAACCACTCAAAGAACTTGTATCTTGGAACACCATCTTGATGTCACCAGCACCATATTGGGTGACTGTATTGATAGTTCTAGGAGTGGTAGAAATACCATTAATACTAATTTCTTCCCCACGCAGGAAAGATCCTGCAGTTTGTCTTACATATAGTGAAGATGCTCCAGATCCAACAGTAGTCGCATATCCAGTCGCACCACTTCTAAGACCTCTAATAAAAGCAGTGTCTGGAAGATCACCAGCACTAACTGTATCATTCAGTTCAAGTTGAGTATATGTTTGAATATCATACAGATAGCAATCGAATGTGCTAGAAGCTGTTACCACACCTACAGCACTTTCTGCTCTAACAGTGTAAACTCTTGCTTCACCAATCTGATTACCCTGTCCACCACCAGCACTTGCCTTTCTTTCATCATAAAGTTGAACTGCATCAGTGAACTTTGGAATACCAGAAACGTTATTAAGTTTTACGAGATTGCCCATCTCAAAATCAACGGCAGATCTCTCTACAGTTCTAGTATCCCTTGGTTTTCTTACATCAAGAACAGTTGTTCCAATTTTCTCTACATCATATCCTTTAACGTAAGCAACACCAGGACCAATTTTCAATACGGCAAGATCATCACTGGGTCTACTTCCCTGAGAAGTTGATTGATTTTGGAAGTAGAGACCATCATTACCAAGTCTGTCATTCAAAGAATTAAACAATCTGTATTCAAAATCTTCTACAGAATAATCACCAGATTCATCAAAAGTTCTCTTTGCGAGGTAATCACGAATAATATTATATTGTGTATTTTTTACAATCTTTCTAATCTGACCATTTTCAACTCTGAGAAGTTCTACAAAGTTGACATCAGTTGTGTCCGTGATACTTTTTTTACCAAGAACGAGTTCAATTTTTAATCTATCTGCTCCAGGTGCCGTATAGTTAGAAAATCCCTTTGCATTATCATACAAAGAAGAGTCGTCTTTTGCAGTAGCAATTGTTTCTGAAATTACAAGACCAACTCTGTAATTTGGAAAATTGCCATATTGATCGAGGAGAATAGTTTGCTTTGCAACTCTAACAAATGTTCCTCTAAGGAACATTACACCCTCACCAATCGAAGCAGAAGAAGCAATAGAATTCGCATTCTCTGCAATACAGGTAGCAAATGTGTTACCTGCGGGAATTGTTGTGTTACCGTAATCTACAGCGTCTAGGGTCTCTAAATTTTCACCATCAGTGAAAGATGCAAAAGTATTTGTATTTCCAGAATCAATAAACTTAACATATAAAGTTACGTTTCCCCTCTCAGATTGTGTCTCAGAGAGAACGTATTGAACTTGTGCAGTGACAGCAGATTCTTGACCAATAATTCTTTTGCCAACAAAATTGTTAATGTAAACACTTACGTCTGTACCTAAGTGAGTAGCATTAATCTCAACAGCATAATACTGATTGTCATAGGTCACATTACCAGGAATGACAATAGAACCTTCCTTAAAAATATGACTACCAAATTGTTCAATTTGGTTCTGTAAAATAGATTGGAGAGTGGTTAGTTCTCTAGCCTGAATAGGAAAACCAGGTTTAAACAGCACACGATGATAATCCTTTGCAGGATCAAAATCGTCATAGTAAGGATTGACGTTGAGATTAGTCTGTTGTGGCATTTTATTAGAACTCTAATACGATTTTAACGTCTTCCTTCTGTCTTTCATTCCTGGTTACAGAAGGTCTATTGTCAAGGTAGATGATTTCCCCTTTCCTCTTATTTATTTCTGGACTTGCAAGACCATCTGTGAAGTTAACACCAAGGTTAACCACTCTACCATTTGAAAGAGTAGTTGTAACTCCACTAAAGTTTTGGTCCACGTTAACACTAAAGGAACCACCACTTTTAGTAATTGCGTTAGAACTGGATGTAAAGTTAATTACAGGAGATCTTAATTTTACATCAGTAGCATCAGTTTCATCACCAGTACCAGCATTGTAATAAAGACTTCTGTCTTGATAGTATTTAATAATTCTGGTCTCTGAGTCGTAAGATGCTACAATACCTTTAGCAGTAGAACCAACACCTACGGTTTGTTCAATTTGATCACCAACTACCAAATCCTGAGCAGCACTCTGCGTCTCATACTTGATGGAATAAAGTGAGGAGAATTGATTGTCTGTGAATACTGTATCAGAGTTCAGAATGGTTGGGTTCTTTACGATACCAACCTGAGCAAATACGGTATCACTAGAAAAATCATAAGAAGAATTATCAAATCTTGCATACATCAGAACTTTGTCAGCACCAAGTTCTTTGTAAATGTCATATCCATGACCCTTAGAGGGTGGGATAATTGGTGTCAGTTTTGCAAAGGCAGACGTTGCAGTTTGAACACCAGCATTTTCACTAGAAAGATCAACTCTACCAAAAGAGTATCCGTTACCACCAGAGGTTACCTGGGTCTCAATAATTTGTCCAAGGGAGTTAGTGGTAATTCTAACTTTTCCACCCTCACCATCACCAAGAATGGGGAACTCTTTTGCTGTTACTTGTGGGTAACCAAGACCAGGTTCATCAATGGCAACAACCTTAATTTGATTATTGTTTGTCTCAGAATTAGCATTGTCTCTAACAGCTTGAATTCCAGTGCTGGTTGTTGTCAACCAATCATTTGGAACAGTTACAAACTCTGTAGAGTCAAACTTAACAATATCACTAGGGCTGATAGTGTAGAGATATTTCCAAAGATATCCGTCACCACTTGTACCTGCTCTGCTTGGTTCAACATCAGTGAATGTTGGTTCATCAAGAGAAGCAGAAGGTGTGGTAGAAATTCCAGTTGCAGTTCCGTTATCTAAGCAAATATAAACACGGAACTCACTATTAACGACGTAATAGTTCGCATCGTATAGTCTGTTGGAATTTGTTACCTGAGAAGGATTTGTTGGATTGTAATCATGTCTATAATAATCATATGTAGATCCTTGGACCCAATTTACTTTTCTAACAAGTCTTCTGGTATTGGAAGACGTGACACGTTTGCCAAAAAGCATTGTGTCATAGACATGATTAGAATAATTGATATTGTCAGTTGGGAATGGTGGTCCCGCAGTATCATTCCAAGTAGAAGTTCTTCCATATCCAGATCCAGTGGGATTTGACAATCCCATGAATGCATAATAAGAATTTGCCGTGTTTGCGACAGATGCCACAAAGTTTTCGGCATTCAAAATCCTAAATTGATCTGTAATAATCGCAGACATTATCAGCCTTAGTTTTTTTTGTATTTATAAGGTGGATTTTACTTTCGACTTAGAGCACCAGTATCTCTAAGACCAGTATTCCTTCTTTGGAAAGTAGGATATGTAGTCATACCAACTTCAAAAGTATTTCCATC